CCGTAGAAATATCAAAATTTCGAGAATATACTTCGTCTCCAGATCTAACTGTTTTAGAATTACCAGTCTCATCAACCGTTTCATACGTCTCGTTAGATATAATTGTAAGCTGATAACTAATCGGTATTTGTGTTGATGGGCCTGCAGTAGCTGTCACCTTAAATGGATATGAAGTTAATGTGGTAACAGGATCTCCAGAAGAATCCTTGATACTCATCGATAAAGTTGCAGGTGCATAAATATCAATGGTTCTTTGAATAGACCAATCACCATATGACTTAGTTACACCAGCAGTTCTCACTCGCCACAATATCTTCGTACCTTCTGTGTAAGTCGAAGTATTAATAGAATAGCTTGTTGTTTTCTCGTCATCATTCTGAGCGCTTGTATCGATTGTCTTAACTTCTTTAACTCCATCTACATACATCTCTATCTGAACAAGAGACTGAGTTGATCCGTCTTGTGAATTATGAACCCAATATAAAACCACATCATCACCGGAAACACCTGTAGTTGTAGAAGACCAAGTAGTTGGCGAACCAGGTTTCTTACCAAGTGTAATTGACTTGATAGGGCTCCAAGAAGAACTCCCTGATCCGTTTGTTGCACGAACTCTGAAGAAGTATTGTTCTCCAGAATCAAGACCAGTTTTAATGTAATTTGTCTTGTCTATTCCTGTAATAGTCGTAGACTGACTTGAACTGTCCAGATATTCTTTCTTCGTACTATACTGAATATCGTACGTATCCGCAGTAGCAATTTTAGGCCAAGAAATATAAACAGATGTTTCAGATTCTGCTTTTAATGATGTTATGCTTGACGGAGTTGCTGGTATAGTTTCTACAGTACTTGAGTATTCTGTCCATGGACTATATAAATCTCCGGATGACGCAATATAATACTCTTTGTATCCGGAGATAGTCGTAGGATTCTTGTAAATCGGTTCCTGATACTTCGCCGTTCTACGAATAGATCGACATCGAACCTTATAGTTATGCCCAGGATCTACTGAGAAAGTAAAAGATGCATGATCCTTTACAATGTCACAAGTACCTTTCTTATAGTATGTTGCTTCGTCTTTAACCACCTGGAATTCAATAGTGGTTGCTCGTAAAGCTGTTGTAGTAACATTATTAACTTCTGCTTTTACGTTGTATTTATCAACACTTACGGATGGTGCAGAAGAAGGGGCTACTGGAGCCCTCTCCTTCAAATTATAAGTTATTTCAGTTGACCACTTACCCATCCACCAAGCTGTATCAATATCATTTACCTTATGAGTCTTAGACAAAGCTTTCACTTTGAATTTAACTCTTTTAGCATTATCAGGAACTGAATACGTACATTGTTTATGTGAAGTAGTTGATTCATCTCCAATAAACCATACCCCGTCGCCAGTATCATAATACCACATTACCTGATACCGATCAGTATTTGCCATACTCCAGCTCCAGGCAGCGAACATAGTATTTTCTGTTCCGGCTTGAACACCGAAATCTGTTATTTTTGGTTTTGAACTAGCCCATACAGCCATACTATCTTCTCCTTTCTATCTTTACAGCTCTTATAAGATCACTTACTGCGGATGAAACGTTGCTTCCATCATCATAAGTTATTCCGTTAATTACATATGAATCACCTCTAGATGATCCGAGGTCTTTCCGTAAATCAGTAATTGCATTTGTCAAGGTTTCAGTTTCACTAATTCTATTTTGATTTGCGTTAGCCATAGCCTGACTTATTGTCGCCGTCGCACTAATACTGTTAGTCGGCATAAGACCGTTAAGCGTACTTATTCCAGATCTAACATTACTCAGATCAATAACCGGAGTTATCGTAGGCTGATAATCAACGTCACTATTCATAACATCAATTACTCTAGATATAGCTTTATCCAAACCTTCTCTAGCAGAGTTACCCATGTACTCACCAGCATCATACGTTTTAGATCTGTAATCATCAAGTGCATTAACAAAGCCAAGACCATAATATGATCCTTGCTTATAAGCTACTCTTGATGGTGAATGAACATCCAAAGTTTCTTCAACACCAGACTTTGCTGATTTGGCCATGTTTATAGCGGCTTCTTTTACTTTACTTTCGGAATGTTCAATTCCTGAAATAAGACCGTCAGCAAAATATTGCCCAATCTGATACCACTCGGAATACCCTGAGTTATGAATATTAACAGCAATAGAATGGATAATTGATTTACATTTGGTAGTGACATCGTCCTTCTTTTCGTCAATACCATCAATAAATCTATTCATAAATTTTTTAGCAGTTTCAAAGAACTTATCTTTCTTATCATTCAATGCTTTATCTGCTGCGTTTATAAAACTATAAATTGCATTTTGAACTTTAGAATGCCCACCATCAAAAGCCCCTGCAAATTTAGAAACTCCCTCTTTACCAAGGTTCTTTAATGCTTTCGAAAAATCATAAAATCCAGAACTATCAACGCCTGTCAATTTACTTGCTAATCCGATGATCTTTTCAATCTGATTAACAGCAGACATAACATTTACACCATCCATTGACTCGGCAAACGAAGCCATATCTTTAGCTAAATCTGCTAATCGTAAACCGAAAGAATCCAGTTTATAAGAATCACTCGGGATTGTGTTTGTCATCTCTGCTAATGTTTTGCCAGCTGTTGCTGCAGCATTTACAGCTCCAGTATTAATATTATTTACCGAGGTGGAGAAAGCATTTAAGCTGTTGCCAAATGCAGCAATACCGCTTCCAAATGAAGCCATACTCTTGTCTCCAGCAAACCAAGCTCTCATTCCACCTTCGTTAGGAACTATGCTTGTCATTTCTGCTAATGTTTTGCCAGCTGTTGCTGCTGCAGTTACTGTTGCAGGATCAATACCTGCTACAGAGAACGCAAATGCTCTCAGACTATTGCCAAATGCGGCTATCTCTGAACCGAACTTAGCCACACTGTTATCACCAGAGAACCAAGCAGTAATACCATCTGAGTTAGGTACAATATCCGCCATCTCTGCAATTGCTTTAGCAGCTCCGGCTATTCCGGAGATCTGATCAGCGTCAATACCATTTACAGAGAACGCAAATGCTCTTAAACTATTGCCAAATGCAGCCATTTCGGAACCGAATTTAGCTAAGCTGTTATCTCCAGAGAACCAAGCTACTATTCCGCCCTCATTAGGAACTATTTCAGCCATTTTAGCAATTGCTTCCGCTGCTTTTACAGCAGATAATATTCCATTTTGATCTACATCCTTAACTGAATATGAAAACGCTCTCAAACTGTTACCGAATGAAGCCATTTGAGGTCCGAATTTAGCTAAGCTGTTATCTCCAGTAAACCAGGCAACCATACCACCTTCATTTGGAATTGTACTTGCCATCTCAGCAATTGCTTTTCCTGCCTCAGCAGCACTCTTAATAGCATTTGAATCAACTCCGGTAACACTATCTGAGAATTTAGCCAATGCCTTTCCGAAATCTTCTAATTCAGATCCAAATGTAGACATTGAAGAATCTCCGATCATTAAGGATCCGATTCCCTGTACAACTTCAGCTGCTGTAATACAAAGTATAGCATCTGCCAGAAGTGCTGCACCAGCTAACGCACCCTTATCAACAGATTTTACTCCAGTAATAAATGGTTCAATATTTGCCATGAATTCTGATAAACTTGTAGCGATTGTTGGCAACTGACTAGTTGCACCAACACCTATTCCGCTAGCAATGGATCCTAAAAATTTTCCAATTGTAGTTCCGATAGAACTAAGCAACGTAGATCCTTCGTTTATCAACCATGTTAAACCTGGTAATTTTGACATGATGCCAATGGAAGCCAATACAATAGCAAGTTCTGATATAACTTCGCCCATGGCAATAACACCAACTATAGCAAGCGGTGCTAATAATGCAGCAGAAGCTAATCCATTCATTAATGCTACGATTAATGTTAAACCAGCAATTCCCTCTAGCAATTCCCTCTGATCAACATCTTTCAATGCTTCCTTTACACCTGAAAATAGTGCAATTATAACACTTGTAAATTTGTTTCCAAGTTCTGGAGCTTTAACAGCTAAAGCATCAAATACACCTATTAAAAAGTCGCATAAAGATTCAACGATCTGAGGTACAAATTGAGTTAAGCCATTAATAACATCTAAAACAAGTCGTAATAATCTTGTAACTATAGATGGTACTAATTCAATAATAGCATCCAAAGCAGATATTATAATATCCTTAACAGATTGGAATAGTGCATCAGCTCCACTAGCTATTCCTTGAACAAATGCTACAAAACCCGCAGCCAATCCACTTGCAATGGTAGGTACTAAGTCAACGATATTAGATACTATTATATTTATAGATTTAGCTATAACAGCACCACTTACTGCTATGAGACTAAATAATGCAGTCAAACTACCTAATGCTAATGAAACACCAGCACCAATAGCAAAGCAAGAGACACCAAGTAATGCGATTGCTCCACTTACTGCTAAGATACCAGGAATAGCAGATTCCAAAGCAGCACCAGCTACACCAAATAACGCAAATGTAGCAGCAATGGTTACCAATCCCTTGATGATTGTATCTATTTTGATTTTTTCGAACAAGCGGAAGCTAAGTGCCAATCCATTAATAGCGACTGCTGCAACTAGAAGAGCTGCAGATCCTTGTATACTTCCTTGCATAGCATTAAGTCCAACCACTAAGATTGCCATTGAACCACCTAT